ATCCTTCACCGCAGATACCAGCTGCTGGATGTTCTCCGGCTGAGGAATGTGGATGCGGATGGTCGGGTACCGGCGCTGTACGCCGTAGTTCAGATCAATGAACGGCTTGACCAGGTCACGCGCCAGGGTGTGGTCCAGGTGCTTGGCGTCGGCCCGCTGGATGTCTTCACGCACATCGTTATGCACGGTGGCCTGCGACTGGCTGGAGCCATCATCAGCGGTCATGGTCTGGCCCAGTACCGCCTTGGAGGTTTGCTTGTCCACCCACTCGGCCAGGCCCTGGAACAGCTCAGCACCGCCCCGGGTGTTGGCGATTTCCTGGAACTCGATCTTCATGCCTTCGGGCAGGATGGCCGCTGCATCCGAGCCCAGGTTGGCCACGGCCGCCCGCAGAATATCCACCTCGTCCTGCTTGGCGTTGCTGTTGTAGCGGCCCAGGCGCAGCGGCATGCCGAACACTTCGGCAAAAGCCAGCCAGTCTGTGAGCGTGTAACTCTTGGCCATGTACGACACGGCCACCAGGCGGGCCAGACCACCGCGCAGCGGGATGCCGGATTTCAGGCGGGGCTTGTGAACGATGAATTTGAACGGTGACAGCGGGATGCCCTCGGCCACGTTGTTCTGGTCGATCAGGCGCAGCTGCCGGCCGGTGGCCTGGTCAAACCGGAAAAACCGGGGGTCACGCCACACGTATTCCCGGGGCCACCACTCGCCGCCACGGGTGGCCCACATGATCTCGGCCACCGAATAGCCCTTGCCCAGGGCGTCCAGCAGATCCTCCACCAGGGTGCCAAAGGCAGCATCGCGCACCAGGTCGCGCACGGCATCGGCCAGGCGCACATCGGCGGCCTCATCAGACGCGGCCTCTACCTGGATATCCAAGCCACTCACGGCCCGCTTACGGGTGCCCAGCACAGAGGCGTAATGGGGCTCACGCTCTTCCATTTCCTCGGCCAGGGTCAGGTAGTCGTGGCCATCGTTATTGGCGGCGGCCCGCAGGATCATGCCCAGGCGATCGGGCGTCAGGTTATCGGCAATGCTGTTGTGCCAGGTCTGGCGCACGCCGGTCAGTGAGGGTGCGGCCAGCTCCTGTTTCAGCTCGGCCTTGCGGATCGGGCGGCCGCTCGCGTCGACAATGGGTGATTCCGCCATTACAGCAGTCCTCCTCGGTTACGGAATCCGGCGGTGGCTCGCACCGGGCGGTGGTGTCTGTGTTCGGGGCCCCGGCGGATGGCTTCGTAGCCATACTCCAGCTCGGCCTGCTGGTGGCTGGCGTAGTAAGCCAGGGCCAGAGCAATGGCCGCGTCGCCGTGGCGTGATTTGTCGGCGCCGGTTTTGGCGTCCGGCAGTTTGGGTATGCCCTTGATCACCTGCAGGGCGCGGAGGTCGTCCAGCACATCGGCGTCTTTCGGTAACACAATGCCGCCGTCTTCAAACGCGGCTTTGAATCGGGGCATGGAGTCCAGGTACCAGGACTGCGATAGCATGACCGCCTCCACACGCTCAGACCCATACTCTTCCTGGGCCTGCTCGGCCAGGTACTGGCCATTGCCCCGGGCATCCAACGCGCCATACTGCAGCCGTGGCAGGCGATCCACGATGTAGAACAGGATCTGCTCTTGCTGCTTGAACGGCATGTTGCGCAGCTCCACCAGGAACGGCACCCGGCGCTGCAGCTGCTGGCTGATCGCCATGGGGGCAATCACGGTTAAGTCGGCGGTGCGGCCGAAGTCCTCGCCAAAGGCGTGGCGCTCTTCCGGGTCCAGGTCTTTGAGCAGTGGCAGCAGGTGCGTCTCGCACCAGTCGCGCACCTCGGCCTGGCGCAGATGCTCCGGCCAGGCGTTGAACTCGGTGGTGCCCTCAAAGCGCACCACCGGGGCCTCGTCCATGCAGGCCTCAATCATGGCCCGCGACAGGTAGGCACCGCCACCGGATTTCGGCACGCAGTAGTATTCTTCCAGGGCGTCCTCACGGGTGGCGGTGTCGCGCAGGAGGTCGGCTTTCCACTCGTCCTCTTTCTCCTGGCTCCACTCATCGCCCTTGATCTGGCAGATGCGCTGGTACAGGCCCTCTTCACAGGCGTCATCCAGGGTGATGCGGTGTACGCTGTAGCGTTTCTTGCCTGCGCGGCTGTCCTGGATCAACTCGTTAAACAGGTTGTCTGTGCCGTTGTGGGTGCTGATCAGGCGCACCTTGGCGCCCCACATTGTCAGCGCCAGGGCGGCTTTCAGTACTTCGGCCAGGCGGTCGTGGAAGGCCGCCTCATCAATGGTGACGTTGCCCTGCATGCCCCGCAGGTTGCTGGGGTTGGAGCTGAGCGCCTGCACCTTGAAGCCAGAGGCGAAGTGCACCACGAAGGTGAGAATGTCCTTGTCGTCATCCTCCAGCACTTCTTCCTGGATATCGCCGGCAGCCCGATCAAAGGCCTTGGCCCACATGGCCACGGCCTGGATAAACTCCCGGGCCATCTCCTTGCTGGAGCCCACATAGAAATGGTTGGTGCCGCCTTCCGTTCTGGCCAGACTGGCAGACAGGGCCGCGTCTGCAGCCTCTGCCCAGGTAAGACCTGTTCGGCGGGATTTCTCGGCGATCTTCAGCGGGGAGTCGTCGGCAATCCAGCGCTTCTGATATCCCAGCAGGATCTCGTCAGAGTCGAACTTCTGCAGGTCTTCCAGGCCGACCTTTACGGCCTGGTAAATGGCACTCTGCTGCATGCTCATCAGGCAATCCCGAGAATCTGTTTCTTGATCTCGCTCACGCCGTCAGCGGTCAGGCCCTGCTGCCTGGCGACGGTTTCAGCCGCTTCGGCCGCTTCCTGGACAACTTCCTTGCGCACCTCGGCCGCCCACTTCTTCTGACCGAGAGACACCCGGCCGATCTCGGCCAGGGCGCGGGTGACGCTGCCCAACTGCTTGGCCGCCTTGGCGGGGTCTTCCTCTGCCTTGCGCATGGCAATGGCAATGCGCAGCAACTGGTCCTGGACAATGCGGGCCGTGGCATCAATCAGGTGGCCGCTTTGGTCTTCCTGATCCGTGGCCATGGCGCGGGCCAGCTCGGTGGTTTTCCGAACGTCGCCCATCGCCTCCTCGAACTCCTCCTGGAGGTCCTGACCATAACGATGGACCGAAGACCGCGACACCTTGAAGCCTCGCTCCTCCAGCCAGTCGGTCAGCCCTTCGTAATCCTGGAAGCCGGAGCTGACCAGGCGCTGGTTCAACTCCTCCCGCAGCTCCTGCGGAAGGTCAAACACCTTTGAACGCGGCGGCATGGCTTACGCTCCCGGCCGGGGGCGTGCAACGCCTGGCACGTTGGCCCGGCCTTCGGCGGCATCCTCGCCACGGCTGGTCAGTGTCGCAATCCAACCGGCGCGGGGCTGCTGCAGAATCACCAGGCCTTGCTCTTCCAGCCAGGCCAGATCCGTGTGGAGCTGGTCCTTGCTGACGTGATGGCCGTAGTTGCCGGCCAGCTCATCACCCAGGCTGTACTCATTGGAGGTGAACTGATTGCGGCGCGACAGAATGCGCAGAATGCCCAGGCGGCGGCCCTTGGTTTGAAAGTCCTGATAGCTCACTGGCCTTGGCCTCCCTTGTTGTTGAGCAGGTAGTTGTTGACCATGGATAACTGGTGGGAGAGCGCCCGCATTTGCCCGGACACCCCCGAGAGATCTTCCGCGACATCGTTAAGCCGCTCGTAAACCTTGGATAAATCCTGGTGCGTGGGGGCGCCATCCAGCTTGCTCTCGAACACATCCTGCCGGCGCTCGCCCCGGGCCACCCGCTCTTCCAGTTGCCGGTGCTGCTCTTCCAAGTCTTCGCGCACCACGTTGATGGCGGTGGTATTGGCCTTGGACTTGTTGGTGATATGCGTGTAGGCGAACAGCGCAGCTAACCCGGCCAGCTGAATAAAGCCCATCCAGAATCTGGCGGCCTCGTAATCAAACTGGGAAAAGTCCATTACCCCCCCCGGCGGTCGTGGTCTGTCTGGCATTCAACGCAGCGCACGGCGCTGGGGTTGGCGTTCAGCCGGGCCGGGCTTAGCGGCTCCTCGCACTCCTTGCAAAGTCGCTGGCCGTTTACCTCCAGCGGCTGCTCGGTCGGGGCGCTGCGGGCCTCGTCTATCCCGGCCTGGCGCAGGCGCTCGGTCAGCGCTTGCGCGCCTTCGTAAACCCACTCATCCACGGGCCTTGCCTCCCATTCCATCCATCAGTTTGTCGAGCAGGCCCCGGCCGTCCTGACCGGCAGTGGTGCGCTTGTCGCGGCTGCGGGCGCCGATATTGATGCCCAGGATGGACAGGGCGATGCCCCACATGGGCGTGAGCGCAGTCACGGCATTGATCAGAGCGGCGGCATTGCTCGGCTCAGACACTATGGCCCAGGCGATGGCCGCCGACTGGATCAGCCAGGTAAGCGCCACCATGTAACCGAACGTGGGGCGCCACCGGCGCACGTAGCCGTCTTGCGCGCTGGCCTCGGCCCGCATGGTTTTGTTGATCTCGGTCAACCGGGTGGTCTCGGCCTCAATCACCATGCGGCGCAGTTCGCGCTCGTGCTCCCGCTCGGCGGCCTGCAGTTTGGCCAGGGCCTGCGGGTCTGCCTGGATGGCTTTATGGACCGCCTCGGGGCTGTCCTCCACACCCAGCACGCTGGCAATCAGGGTTCCTGCAGCGCCTCCGGCAGGCCCCAGGGCGCTGCCCAGCAGCGGGGCTGCCTTGCCGATAACCTCTTTAACGCCGGCCCAACTCCAGTCCATCAGCCGGCCCTCCGCAGTGCTTCTTCCATGGTGTGGATGCCTTCCAGGTAAACCGTGCGGCCGTTGACCTTCACGGCGGTCAGCAGCTGGCGCCGGGGTTCTTCGCCAGGGGCAGCCATGCCCACATGCACCCATTGGCCGAACTCGTGAATAACCTGGTCAAATGGCACGGCGCTGGCTTCGTACCAGCGGGCCACCTGGTGGGGCGTGTGACCGCTCACGGAGATATCCGCCGCGAGGCCGGGAACGTGGGCGCTGGTAGAGCTGCCACCGATGCGGCTGTTCAGAGCGGGCGGCCTGTAGCCGGAGCTGATAAAGATCGGCCCCAGGGCATCGCGCGCTGGCTGCAGCCCACGGCGGGCCAGGTGGTGGAGGTTGGAGAAAACCGAGCTACCCTCGGGAACCGCCATGCTGATCTCAAGGCGCGCGGCGGTCTGCGAGCGGGTGAACTCGTCCAGGTAAAAGTTGGGAGATAGCTTCTGTCGTTTCATGCCCGCAGGTTATCGGCGGGCGGCCGCAGCGGCGGCTATGAGGGGGTTCAGGGGTGGTTTTCAGAGGGGCGGGAAAGTGAGGGAAGAATAACCGGAGGGCGGCGTGTTGGCAATCCG